CACTAAGGACTCCTGTGGTCCTTGTGGTCTAGTTAAGAGATACTTCAATGCTCTTAAAGATGACCGCACTAAACTCATTGAAGAAGTTCAACTGGAAGACTTCAGTGATGAACCAATCCCAGAGGAGAATATTGCTCTTGCTAAAAAGTATGGTGTGACTGCCACTCCTGTTCTCATTATCATTGATGAAGAAACAGAAGAACTACTAGAGACCTACTCCAGTGGTATGCCTATCACCCAGAACATTCGTAAGTTGTGGACTAAGTACGGTGTATAACTTATGAAAATAACTGTTTTGGGTGGAGGTAATGCTGGATGTTTCACTGCTCTTTATTTTGCTTGGGAATCTAGAAATAGATCAGATGTCATTGTAGAACTGAGACACAATCCTTCAGTCCCACCCGAACCAGTTGGACAAGCATCATTGCTATCTGCTCCACATATGTTGTGGTCTGCTCTTGGTTTTAATTGGTATAATAATCCAATTTATGCCACTATGAAAAGTGGTATTTTATATGAGAACTGGGGTAAAAAAAGTAAACATATTTTTTCTACCTTCCCCGCTCATAACATGGGAATGCACTACTCTACAGTTCATTTACAGGACTACATTCTAAAATCTGGATGGTTTGATGTTATCGAAGATAGCGTTTTAAATCCTGATGATATTGATTCTGACTATGTAATTGATTGTAGAGGTAAACCATCAGACATGTCATTGTATGATACACTAACCAATCCATTAAATTCTGCTATTCTTGGTAGACCTAAATGGGATTGTTGCCAGTTATCTTATAGCAGACATGTTGCTACTCCTGATGGTTGGACATTTGTTATACCAACTCCACAAGAATCTCCTTCTATAGATTTTTGTGTTGGGTATTTGTTTAACGATACAATTACCGATGCTAATGTAGCAACAAGTAATTTTAAAAAACTATTTGATGTTGATATTATTAGACAACTTAAATTTAAAAATTATGTTGCTAAAAATATTACTACAGATAATAGAGTATTCTTAAATGGAAATAAGTTTTTCTTTATTGAACCAATGGAATCTACTTCTGTAGAAACCTATATTCAAATAGCAAAGAAAACTTATTATTGTATTGTGGAAAAACAAATGCCATCATTTTTCTTGAATGGTATGCTACGAAAGTATGTGTATGAATTACAAAATTTTATTTTGTGGCATTATAAAACGGGATCTGTTTATGACACTCCGTTTTGGACCTTTGCTCAAGAATTAGCATCTGGAGTACAAGATAAATATTTTGACAATATGCTTAATTTAGCATTGAGTCATTCTGATTATGATGTTCTAAACCAATCATTAGGAGGAACATTACCTGATGAATGGTATGCCCAGTGGGCACCATGGAATTTTAAATTGTGGTATAATCATACTCATGCTTAGCTTCTGGATCCACGTAACAGCATTCTTCCAAGTTGTCGTGATGAATTGTATTCAACCTGTCAACTGGAAGTATTGCTATCGGGTAGACCAGTGGTTGATCCCAGATCTCGTAGAAGGTTATGAGATCTGGTCTGGTAAAAAAATTCCTTATTCGCATGAGAAAGACTATCTCAATAACCTCCCCTCTAAATAATTAGACGGGAGGATTTTTTTATGGCAACGGCAAATTCAAATCAAGCTACTACAGGAACTGTTGGTATGTCTTGGTCTCAATTCACCAAGAGCCCCAAGAGATATAAAGATGTAATGGATGAGATTTTTACTAGGTGTAAGAACAAACATCCTTTCGTTTTGCTTGCCAAGCATAGGGATTCGGAGGATGGTGTTTATATTTACTTTACTCAAATGTTTTTGTTTGTTCCTGACTGGGATCCTGTAAAGAAAAAATGGATACATGCAAATCAAAAAAATAGAAGACTTTTTCAATTTGATTTAGGTGGTGGCGGTATTGGTAGTGTTGCTAGTCTTCACAGATATATTGAAGAACGCACTAAGATCACTCCAGAGAATTTATATAAAGAAGGAGTGGCAGGTCCTGGAGCACCTGCGTGGAGCAAAGCACCAGTAAAAGTTCAATTTGCCACATCAAAGTCTCCAACACTTTCTCAAACTATTAACAGTAGTTGGATCCTAAAGGATGGAACCATCTATGGAAATAGTAATCAAGGTCTAGGTGGTCAAGCACCAACGGGAACTATTAGATCTATTAATTGGGGTAAGTTAGCACTTCTATCCGAACCACCACTTTCAATTAGTTATAATCTAAACTATCCATCAGCAAAAGAAGATGGTGAGGCTGCTTTCATTTCAGACTTCAATAGTGAGTTGGAACGGATTGCTGGTGCCAATGGTGGACGTGGACTTAACATGAAGATTGGCAATAAAGTTTATGAAAATGTTATTGGAGTAAATAAAGTTGCTGGTAGTGGTAAAGCAGACCTAGTATTTGTTGCTCTTCAAAATAGACAACTAGTTGAAGTTTGTTGGGCTTCTCATAAGAAAGGATCTATGGCAAAAGATTTTGGACAATGGGGTGGTATGACAGATCTTTATAAAACTGATAATACTGTGAAACAATTTGTTGATTACATGAAAGAAATTGTTGGTATCGGAAATATCATTGACTTCACCAAGGCTACTTCTGGTATTACTGTCGGCATGAAGATTGAAGGTCCACAATATGCAAATCTTAGAAAGTTTGCTGTGTATGGTAAAGAACCTAATGGATCTTTTGGACCACATAAATGTAACGTAGTTCTTCAAGGAGATCCTACTATCATTTATGGTAGAAATCACTCCACGCTTTCTATGAGTGGACACTTGGTAAACTTCCCCACTGAGATGACTGGAGCCTATGAACCCGTGCTAATGTGTATTAAGAAAGCATCAACGGAGAACATCCTTGCTGGCAAAGGACGAAAAGATTTGGGAATTCAGGGTGCTCGTTTGTCTGTCTTCCCGTATGGAGAGAAAACTCGTGTAACACACTGGGTAGAAAAAGATTCTGACGGCAACCTCTTCCTCTCAACACCTGTAGTCTAATGGCAGCTAACCTTCACCTAGAACACGCAGAAGACCTCATGCTTATGATGGGGAAGAAAGGAGTTGATGAAGCTTTTGAGTACATCGATGATCTTGTACATACATTTTCTTCTGTTCCTAAAGGGAACCGAAAGATCACTACTAAATGGGATGGTTCTCCTTCTATCTTCTGTGGATATGATCCCGCTGATGGAGCATTCTTTGTTGGCAAGAAGAGTGTCTTCAATAAAACTCCTGGGATGTATAAGTCCGAAGCAGAGATTAAAGGAGATACTAAAGCTGATCCAGATCTCAAGAAAGCATACATGGCATTATGGAAAGGGTTTAAACCATTGTATGATTCTGGTAAACTAAAAGATGTGATCCAAGGAGACTTTCTTTTTCATAAGGGTGGTAGAAAGATAGTTCGTGATGTTCATGGTGAAAACTGCATTATGTTCAAACCTCAGTTGATTAGTTATTGTATTCCAGATCATGATAATCTATATGACAAAGCTAAAAACTGCGATGCTTGTGTGGTAATCCATGCGAAGTATCCTGCTAATGCTAATGCTAAAACTATTCATGACTTGAATGTAAGTTTTGGATTTGATGCTTCGCATCTTTCTACTAAACAGATGTTGATCTTGACACCATATACATCAGAACTTGGTTCTAGTATGGTGCTTACGCCCACAGAAAAAAGAAATATTGAAAGATCTAAGCGAGCAGTGAATACTCTTCTTCCACGATGCTCTAAGTTCTTGGATGCTATTGCTGCTAACTATAATGACTCTTGGGATCACGCATATTTTATCAAGCAGTATTTCAATGCTAGAGTTAGAGAAGGTCAGGTAGTAAACAGTGCTAGTAAGTTCTTTACCGACTATTGTAATTACTATGAAGAAAAACTAAGAGCAAAGTATACTAGTTTAAGTCAACCTAATTCGATTGCTAAATGGAAGAAAAAGTTCTATGATGGATATGACTTTATTCAGAAAAACAAAACACCTTTCGTAGCAATGGTTGGGATATATAATAGTATCCAAAACATCAAAACTATCTTCATTCCCAAATTTGAATCTGGTGAACGTTTCAAAACGTTCTACTATAATGAAAATGATGGAACTTATGAAGTTGGTAACCAGGAAGGATATGTTGTCGTTAGAGATGCATCGAGAGCTGTGAAGATTGTTCAACGTCTTGGTGGTTTCAGTGAAAGAAACTTTAACGAACAGAAGAAGTGGGCTAAGAAAAAATGAAGAGAGTAGTAGTTGCTTGGGGAAGATTCAATCCTCCTCATATGGGACACAAAAAATTGATGGATATCGCCAAGACAACTGCTGGTGAAGATCCCTTCTTCATCTATCCAACTCATAGTTTTGGTGGTAAGAAAGATGATAATGGATTTAAGTCAAATCCATTGCCTGCCGACAGAAAAAATTATTGGTTGACTAAAATGTTTCCAGAATATAAAACTAATATCATATATGATGTAAAAATTAAAATAATTATTCAATTGTTCCAAAAGTATCAAGGTGAGTATGATGATATTGTTCTTGTGGCAGGTGATGACCAGTTCAATGATTATGTAAGAATGATTACTACTTATAATAATAGAGAATATACTTATAGGAATATTGATTTTGTTAATGCTGGAAAGAGAGACTCGAAAGCAGCGGGTGCTGAGGGCATGTCTGCTACTAAAATGAGATTAGCCGCAGCAACAATGAATATCGGTGCCTTTAAGAAAGCTATGCCTAGTACACTAAATGACAGAGATATAAAAGAATTGATGGGTGAAGTTGTAAAAGGATTGAAATGAAAGATTTTAAGAAACTACGAGAAGAAGCACTGCGTCAACAACAAAGACAGCAGGAAGTTTTCAAAGAAGGTGATGCTGTCATGTCTTCTCGCACGGGAGACAAGGGACACATCCATAGGGTCGGTGGTAATTATGCCATTGTAATTTCTGAGGATGGTGATATGTTCCGCGAGTGGATCAGGAATATTAGATCTATAAATAATACGAGAAGAACGTCCCTACTAAACGATGAAATATCAGAAGCCAATTAATAACGTCAACAACAACGATGAGTTTTCGTCTGGGTTGATGGAAGCTTATGGTAGATGGATGGGAGGAGACACCTTCCAGAATACTAATCCTGTAGAGTTAGATCTAACCGAAGCATTTGATGGTATGGATCCTCAGTCACACGGCGCTGAGATCGAAGACACTACTAAGCGTAAGAAGACTGCTAAGAAAGGTGCATACGCTGGACAGGAAAGTGCTCCTAAGAATGAGGAAGTAGAAGTTCTTGAGCGTGAAGAGTATGAGATTGATGGCGAGACTTATGTAATCGAGAAGGCAAAGGGTCTCGATGGTAAGGCATGTTGGAAGGGATACAAGCTTGCTGGCACCAAGATGAAGGGCGGCAAGGAAGTTGACAACTGCGTCAAGGCAGGTGTTGAGTATGAAGGCAACGAACTAACTGAAGGCAAAGAGAAGTGCCCTAAGTGTATGGGTGAAGGATGTAAGCATTGTACT